AATGTTTTGGCAGAGAAGGATGCAAAATAATCTTCCGTACGGGACCATGTCATAGGCTTGACGGTTTTCTTCAATGATCCGGTATCTGTCGGAGTATCTTGTTTGAGTTGTTTGGCTACAATTACGGCACCTTTTCTCAGTATAGCCTTCTTAGTACGCTTACCAAATTTATCAGACAATTCTTTGAGCCTTTTCTGTAGGTCTTTGTCCTGGAATGTTATCCTTGCGCCACGTCCTGCCATTTTTGAAACTTTTTTGCCCTAAAATGATTTTCAAATTGAAATTGATACCCCCTACCCAATATACTCAGCCGTCACTCTCATATACCTACCCCGAGCATAAGCATTCATAGCGTTTTTGATCTGTAGGGTACGGCCTTGGTATAGGATGCGGTTTTTCTCATTGGATAGATCATCATTAATGTACGTGATGATGGCTATCACATCTTTGATGATTTGGTTTTCTTTGATGGTGAGTTCTTCATATGATGCATTGAGTTCGGATACCATAGCACGCACCGGAGTACCTGCAGTGAATGTCTCAGACTTTTCACCCATACTATTGGTAGTCACTGAGCGTACCATTGGTGTGATCATCTGGTCAAAGTATGCCGGATTGATCTTGTACTTGGTATCACGGGTATAATTGATATTTTTCATCAGATGATATTGGTATAATTATTTAGAAGTATTTGTATCTTCCTGTTATCATTCACACTGAGTCCTTCGGGATTATTGTAGTACATACTTGCCAGCATAATGATAAGCTGCTCCAATGCAGGTGCAGGAGTCTCCGCAGCACATGTATAAATGCATGTGATGACTATATCTCCAGATGTAGGGTACACTTCCATAGGTAGATAAAAAAACGAAGGCACACTATCCTTGATCACCTGAGCCTGTGCCTTGATATCATCTCCATCATTGATTTTGATAGATGTGATAGCGGTAGGTTGCCACTTCAGTACATACTTATTGATATCAGTGCCCCATTGCTGAGTCACGGTCTTGGCTGTGATCGATATAGATAGTACATCTTCCAGATAGTCGATGGCGCTTTTGAGATTGCTCAGTATAAGGCTATCGTCATCCGTTGCGATGTCTGATGGCAGTCTCAGGTTTTTGATCAGGAGCGCTTTGAGCGTATCCGGATAGGTGACTCCAGTTTTTTTTATCCCCATCATGGTCTTGGTATTTTATTATTTTACAATTTCGGCATCTCCTTCATCCAGCATGCGCTTGGTCAGCTCAGGAGATAGCGTGAGTACATCACCAAAGTCATTGGCCATATTATACTTTCCTGTAGGATTGCATAGCAGCCTGATTTGTGGAGTTTTGGTTTCTTTGACTTCGGGTTTTGCGGTTTGATTTTTATTATTGTTTGACATCTTATAGATTATTAATGGATTGGTAAAAAAAAGAGCCACCTTTTTAGTTGTGGCCCTTCTACAGATATACAGATTGCTCTTTTATTTAGAAGCTATCGGCAGATTATGCCAATGCATCTTTAATACATACGAATGCTGCTTTGTGGACCACCTGAGTATCCCAGAAAGAGTTCAAGATGATTTCCATCTCTCCACCTTTGCTACCTGTGATATTGTCAAGGGTCAAGTATCTTACGCCCCAGTTACCTACGATCAATCTGGAGAAGTCTCCCATGATGAGTGCGTTTCCTACTCCTGCAGTAGTGCCTACAGCAAGGTTATTCGGTACCAATGGTGACGCATAAGCATCATATCCTACTACAGTGTTATTTGCTTCCCATACCATCGGAGCGATACCTGACGCAGATGGTAAGTTTTTCAATGCTGCTCTTACTTTGGCAGTGGTCAAGATTTTGATATTTCCACTATCTGCATAAGCATCAGTAAGCAATCTCTCCAATTCCAACAAATGCGCTCTACTTACAGCTAATCCAGTATTGGCATCAGGACCAATTTTAAGAACATGGCCAGATGGCAATGTCATTGCAAGGATACCGGTAGGCTCATTGGTTCCACCACCTTTGATGGCTACTTCGTTGATCTTACGCATCTCAGCGCTCAACATCTCTCTTTCAAGCCACTGTGCTACATTCATGCTACTCTGAGCCAAAAGCTGCAATGTGGTTTTTGACCATGTTGCCAATCTCTTTGGAGTCAAAGTAGGTTTTTTGGTAGTCGGAGTGGTCTCTGATGCAGTACCTGTCTCTGTGGTAAAGCTGGCAGTAGCCAAAGCATCACCTGCAGGAAACTCCAGATTACCAGTAAGCCCCGTCAAAAACGTAGCTCCCAACATCTCCAATACTGAAGTAGGTCTCAGCGCTGGTGTGAATGGTTGCTGTAGGGTAGGTATCAAGTTACCTGCTGTAGCTGCTGTAGCTGCATCAAGTCCCCTGCTTGCCGGATGCATCCATGATGGCAATGCGATACCTTCAGTAGCATCCACACCTGCTATCCTTGCTTCCTTCTCACCTTCCTGGTGCAACTCTGCAATTCTTCCTTCGAGTGGTCTGTTACTTTTCAGCGCACGTGCCATCTCTAAGAAGTTGACATTTTCTCTCATCTCTTGCTCAGGAGCCTTCTTGTCAAATGCTGCTCTCGCTTTTCCTTTCGCTCTGTCTGCCGCTCTTTGCAATACTTCCACATCAGTCACAAGTTCATCGATCTCAGTAGTCAATGTGCGAAGTTCTCCCATTTCACTATCAGTGAGTGCACCACCCACAACTTTTTCGTCCAATTCTTTCAATCTCGCCTGTTTCGGTTCCAGGGTAGCTTGAAGTGTTTTCAAATCCTTACTCATTACTTAACTTTTTTTAGATTAAAAAATGTTTTGGAAATCAGCTCCCTGGCTTCTTCCAGTCTTGCGGCATTTTCTGTAGTAGCCGCTTGATCTTCATCTGTATTGTCTGTAAGGGTTGTATCTATGTTTTCGCCCTGTATAGGGTCGTTATCTTCTTTTCCGAGTGCGAGCATGATATCACGCTGCTTCATGGCGTTTTTGTTGGAACCATGCATCACTATACCGAAGTCCAGTAGCTCATGATCTGTAAAGTACATCGTCTCTCTATCTTCACCAGCACCACGCTCCGCATCATTTACATAAGCACGTATTGATGTCATATTGAGAAAACCACGCTCCACTTTGCTCTTGATCTTTACTGCCAGTGGGTTTTCCATATCATACTCCACATCTGCCATCAATCTGCCAGCTTCGGCATATACTTTACCACGGCCTATCACCACATCAGGATCTACACCATTGGGATCAGGATGGCCATAAGTCACTACAGGATTACTATTAAAGCGCTCCATCTTCCATCCTGACATCCTGAAAACTGTACCATGCGAGTCTTTGCTCTCGTCAGATATGACAAAAGTATGAATACCCGTCTCCGCATTTCTGCTGACAAGTTCTGTTTTATACTCTCGTGTTACTAATACGCTCATGAAATTACTTTATGCAAAGATTTGGTTATTTGGATGCCTTTTGTGTTACATTTGTACTTTCTTCATCATCACTTACCGGATTGCCATCTTCGTCAAATAATGCTTTTTGCTTAGGATCTGACTTCTTTTCTGTCTTAGCCTTGCCTTTGATGGTAGCATCTGCCAAAGCATTCATTTTGGATAACGGGAAGTAGTTATTTGCCTGGATAAATGCATCATCACCACCTTGTACCGGATTCCTATCATCCATCTCACGCACTTCATTGACCGTGAGCGCTCCCACACCTACCATCTTAGTGATCCAGTTCGCTTGTGCTGTACTGTCTGCTCTCATCAGTGACCGTAGATCAAACTTAATCTCATACCTTTGCTTGGCTTTCAGTGGAGAGAACAGTTTATAATTGATCTCTTGCTCGAGCTGCATCACATCTGGCATCACGGCAGACTGTACAAACTCTGTACTCATCTGCTCCATGTTGTCATACGTCATTTTATTGAAATGGAATACCTTAAATGGTGGTACTCCATAGATACGGCATACTTCTTCGTTTTGGAGATTGGCACTTGCTATATACTCAGCATCAGCCAGAGACATAATATTTTCAAACTGTTGTATCTTAGCGCCTTGGTCAAGGACCATCACTCTACCAGCTTTATTTACACCACCATAGTTTTGGCGTATGTTTTCGGCCATATCTTGGCGCTGTTCTGGATTAAATCTAATATTTTCAGGATACGTTATTGCTCCTGCAGCAAATAGCTTAGATGTATAAAGTTCGTTCTCTAAGTTTTTGGCAGATTTTATAGCTCCGAAGGTCTCCCGGTGTATCTGTAGTGGAGACTTAATGTCTCCATCAGGACCAATCTCTTTTAAGCAAATCACATCCGTATGGTGATACACTTCATCTCTAAATGCATCATAGTAATACAGATCACCATCTATCTCTCTATAGGTAAGATTTTTACAGACATCAGTTACAATGGTGCTAAGAAGTTTAGGAATATCAAAAAGATATTT